CCAAGCGTGTAGACGACCGGTATCTCACCCCACCGGGCCGGATAATCCAAGCCGTTGATTTCCGCGCCCGTGTAGGTCGACGGATCGCCGATAATCTGCTCGAGGAGCGCTATCGCGTCGCCGTAGCGGAGCCTGCCGCCAAGATCGGCCTGCAGACTCCACCCATGCGCCGTGAAATCGGCTCGGATCACGCTCCCGTGTTCGGCGAGCTGGCGGGCGAACCATTGGATTTTCCCAGTGATGCTCCCTGCGCGCGCACCACCGCGTCACCATAGTCGGACAAGAGGTTGAACACGACCTGCACCGGTTCGCCGTTCAACGCTTTCGCCTGTTTGTCGCCTGCGAAGGAGCTCAGAATGCGTTTGAGCTGTTCGACGCTTTCCGTGTCATCGGACGTGTTCGACAGTCTGGTGAAATCGTCGATGCTCATCGACAATGGGAGCTTGTACGTGCATCCGCCGGGCACGAGCGCCCAATACACATCGCCCTTGATGATGTGGCGCACCTTGTAGTTCTGCGCGATGGAGGCGAACGCCTCCTCGTCGTTTTTTTCCGTCCACTGGTCGAAATCCTCGACGGTCGGTTTGAAGTCGGTGGAAGTGGAAGTCATTGTCTTGTCCTATCTGCTTTTCGCCTGCCTGCCGTGGAAAAAGAAGATTCCCGGATCGCGCAGACAGGCGAGATGGGCGGTCCGGGAAGATTTTCGTCCGCCGGTCAGGCGGCGCGTGCGGTGACGGTGACCGTCAGATCGGGTGAGGTCACGCCGCCATAGGTGGCGTTGATCCTCGCGCTTCCGGCCTTGACGGCGGTGAGCGTGCCGCCATCGACGGTCGCCACGCCTGCATCCTTGGATGTGAACGTGGCCTGTCCGGTCACGTCCACGGTGGTCTCGTCCACATGGGTGGCGACGGCCTTGAGCGCGAGCTTCGCGCCTTGGACGACCGACGGCCTCGTATTGCCGTCAGCCGAAGTCACGGCCACCGCCGTCACGCTTTTGGGTCGTACCAGCTTTCAATCCAGCGCGTGTTCGGATGCTCCGCATCCACATACAGCGGGTCCTTCATCCATTCGACGGTGAGCTCGCGGCCTGTGACCGAGCCACGCTCCTGCTGGTCCGGTTCGTTGCCGGTGACCTGCATGACGCCGGCACGACGGTGAACACGCCCGGTGTCGAACGTCTCCTCCTCGTACACCATCCATTTCGCGTCCTGGATGATGTCGGCCACGTGGTAGACGCCATTGGAATCCGGCTCGCCGATGGTGATCTTGCGGGTCAGCGCATTGTTCTCCGCCGGGCTGAAAGTCTGCGTGAGGCTGGTCGCCAGCGGCAGCTTCTTGTACCCATCCTGCAAAAACTCCAGCGGGTCGTCGCCGTCGCGCGAATCCTGATTGCCGCCGTCGGACTTGACGAGTCCGATGCATGCGGTCGACCGATTGTATGCGGCCGGAAGTTCCGTCGTCGCCTTGCTGGATGCGATCATTTCCGGCGTGATTCTGTTTTCGCTGGAGTACGGGACGATCATGATGGCTGCGGTGACGAGCGCTTCCACCTGTCCCAGATCCATGCCCTGACTGTCTTTGGCCATGGCGTTTCCTTTCTATGGTTGTCTGATTCCGGCCGTCGAATATTCGACGGTCATGTAGTAGCGGCACCATGCCGCGTCCTCGCCGACCGGGTACGGCCCGTTGCATCCGTCAGACACGACGGCGCAGATGCGGCTGCCTTCGGCGAATCCGATGAGGATGCCGGGCTCGCCGGTCAGCACGCCGTACACGCGGGCCGCCAGATCGCGGCATGGTTTCGTGTCGTTGCGCGTCCATCCGAGCACGTTGACGCCTATCGACCTGTCGAACGTCACGCGGTCTGCGGATTGCGTGCCGCCGTCATCACGCACGACCACGAGCGGATAGGAGCCGTCGTAATCGTCCGGGATACGGTTCCCGACCTGCAGGCCCGCGACGTCCGTGATGTTGGAGCGCAGCCAGCCGGTAAAGAACAGTTCGAGGTCGGGTGGAATGACGCTTGCCATCAGACCCTCGCCTTCTTCAGCGCCTTGGCCAGATTGCCGGTCTGCGCCTCCACGAGCAGGGTCTTCGGGTCGTGGCCGACGACCATGACGGTCGTTCGGTGCTCCCTTTTGGCCTCCTCTATGCCAAGTCCGTCGCGGTATGCGCCGGTATCGACCGGCGCGGACGCCTTCGCGTAGGCGAGTGCCCTGTTCGCGGCCAGCGTGGTGAGCGCCTTGACTCCCGCGCTGTTGAGAATCTCGTCGAAGAACTTCGGGTTGAAGTTGACCGATATCCTGCTTTTCGCCATTTGTTCAGCCCTTTCTTTCCGTCAGACGGCATTCCAAGGTCGGACGCCATCCGGTGAAAGCGTTCGCGTCCTTCGAGGGGAATCCGTCGACGTCCCACAAGCGTCCGTCGTCGGGGTCTGCGCGGATCCGGTCGCCGGTTCTGATGTCGGCGTCCGGGTCTGGGATGGTGAGGTACGCCGTTGATGCGGTTTGTGTGTCGAGCGTGTCCGGCGTGCGCGTGCTGGAACTGGATGAGAGCGCGCCCATGATGGCGAGCTCGTCCGGAGGCACGTGCCAGTCCGGCTCGGTCTGCGCCGGATTGTACGGGTTGGTCTTGCGTTTGGCACGTAGTCGCATGAAGCGCGTGGCACCAGCCATGGCGAAAGCGCCGCCACCGGCATTCAGATCGTCAAGCAGGCTCATGGCAATCCTCCAAGCCGGTAGGGTTTGAGCTTGTCCTTCTCGTCCTGCATGAGCGACACCACGTCGAAACTCGCGCTGGACCCGTTCGTGGACTGGGATTTGACCAGTCCGACCGGGCTCATGCCGGCACGCTTCGCGGCGCTGATGAGCACCTGCTGCACGTCCGGCGCATCGTCGTATCCGGCATGGATCGAATAATGGATGGCCGCGACGCCGACCGGGAAGCCACCGGAGAGCGACTCCACAAGACCCGTCTCAGGGTCATAGGCGTAAGCCAGCTTGTTGCCGTCGCGGTCGGTCAATGATTCGATGCTCGTCACATGACGTGCGGGCAGCCGAATCACCATGCCGCCACGCGAGTTGATGACGCCGGACAATTCCGTGTTCGGCATGACATGCCAGCCGCATTCGCGGCGGATGGCCGCCTGCGCGGCACGAAGCCGAAACCTCGCGTCATCCTCGAAGGCCGAGGGGTCGGCAATCATGTCGGGAATCACATTCGCATCATTCATGCCGACCTCCCTCTCAGTGCGTCTTCAACGCGCCTGAGGCCACAAGCCCGGACACAAGAGCATTGACACGCTGCGCCAGATCGTTGTACGCGGTCACGAGCGCGTCGTACTCCGCCTTCGTCGGAGCAGTGGAAGCCGCAGCCGCGACTGAGGCGTTCGCAGTGCCGGAGATCGTGACATTCGCCAGCTTCACGCCACCAAGAGCGTTCTCAGCGGCAGCGGGAAGCACATACGGAGTGGAAGTGGAGCCGCCGGTGACGTTCACCGGATTGTCGTTGCCGTCCACGAAGAGCACGTCCTCGATGTACGTCGAAGCGTCCACCTTGGCCTTGGATGCGTCGGTCAGCCGATACTGTTTCACGGTTCGCCTCACTTTCCGGCCTTGCCGAGGGACACCTTGACGAAAGCCTTGGGGTACTTGACCTGCAGGGCGAGGCGTTCCTTGACGCGGAACGTGATCTTGTCGTTGGTGAAGTCGTTCTCATGGCTGTTGGTGGATTCGACGGTAAGACCGCCCTTGCGGTAGATGGTGCCGCCTGCCTTGAACGCGCCGACGAGCACGGTTCCCTTGGTCATCGCCTCGGTGACCACGGTGCGCAGGCCCCACAGCGGCGGGTTCTGCATGATGCCGCCGTTGCCGTACTGTCCGGCGAAGAAACCACCGCCGAAATACTGTCCGTTCGCATCCTTGGACAGGCGGATTGCCTGATAGTCCGCCGGATTGATGACCACGGCGTCGGCGGAGAAGCCGGTCGCTGTGGCGATATCGGTGGTGGCCGCGAAGATGCGGTCGGGGTCGGAATCGTTGGCCTGCGCCTTGGTCTGGATTTCGCGGTTCAGAATGCCCATGAGATTCGGGTCGGTGCCGTTGCCGGACAGGAGTTGAATCTCCTCCTGCAGCTTCAGATTGTACTGGGCGTGCTGGTTGATCTCAGACACGACGAACGGCAGGTCGTCGGCCATGTCGTCGGTGATCTTCCACCATGCGGCGATCTCGTGCAGGCTGTCGGACACCCAAGTCGGATCAGGCATGTGAATCTGCGGCTTCTGCCCGCCCTCGGCGACGGTGGTGGCGTTGCCTTCGAACGCGCCGTAGACCGGGTATTTGATGGTGGTGCCGCTCATGGTGCCGGACGCGAACAGGTCGGCGATGACGAGCGGACGCTCATACGGCCATACGCCGTTCTGGTCGGTCTGGGTGAGATACGGCGCGTAGGCTCCGGACGCTCCGCCTGTGGCCTGAGTGTCGGAAGCGGCCTTGAATTCCGGAGTGGAGAACAGGCCTCCCTTGGTGGCGAGCACGCTCAACCCCTTCTCCTGCAGGGACTTGACGTAAAAGTCGCCGAGGGTCTTCGCCTCGACGCCCTTGTGTTCGGTCTTGGACGTTCCGGCGAGCTTGTCGAGTCCTTCGCCGGCCTCCTTGAACAGGTCGATGCGCTCCTGCAGCTTCTTCGCCTCGGCGTAATGCTGCTTCAGCTCCTCCTGCTCATTTTCGGTGATGTTATCCATTCCCTTGGCGAGGATGGACTGTGCCGCTTTCTTCTCGGCGGCGAGCTTGTCCATGAGATTCATGGCACTCCTTTCGGTTAATGTTCCAGCGAGAAGAAGTCGCTGATGGTTTGGTATTCCTTGGCCCACTGCGGGTCAAAGCTTTTCTGGTCTTTCTTCTTCGGGTCATCCGTGGAATCGTCCGGCTGGTCGCTGGAATCATCCGTGGAGCCATCGGCTGAATCGTCGGGCTTGCCTGTGGGATCGTAGTCATCGGTGTCATCGTCCGGCTTCTTGTCGGCGGAATCGATGCCATCCAAGACCTCGTGCAGACTGTCCAACGCGGCACGAAGCTTGCTCTCGTTGGAAGCGCTGATCGCTCGTCCGCTCTTCACCTCAAGCACTTCCGCACCCTGATTCGCGGCCACCTGCACAAGGGAAATCTCGAACAGTTTCGCTTGGCGGATTTCACGGTATCCGTCCCACGCGCTCTTGCCGTCCTGCACGAACGCGGTCTCCTCGGCGAGGAAGCCAATGCTCATCTGGTGGATGAGCCCGCGTTTCAGCAGGTCGTATGCGCGCTTGCCTTCCGGCAGGTCAAGGTCGAGTCGGGCGGTGACGAGCAGGCCATGCTCGTCCTCCACCGCGCTCAACGTCTCGCCGATGATGTCGGTGGGCTTATCGTCCTTGTGCTGCCAGTGAATCGGGATGCCCGCGCCGGTGCCACCGTAGTCGTTCTCCAATGTTCCGGCGAAAGCGCCCTTGACGATCACGTCATCGTACAGGTCCTTGTCCCAAGTGCTGGCGTA